TAATCAAATAATAATAGCTTCCGATAAAATAACATTTGATGCTAGAGATCCACAAGGAGATTTTACTGTATCTTCAAATAGAAATATAAACTTTGGTGCGAAAAAGAATTTCACATTAAACAATCAAGGTAACTCAGTTATTAATTCTGGTAATATTTATTTAGGAGTACCAGCAAAGTCTAAAAAAGAACCGTTAGTATTAGGCGATGAACTGAGAACATTATTATTAGATATTATGACTATATTACAAGATTCACGAGCATTAGTTCAAGGAGTTCCGATTCCACTTGTTGATGACAGCTCTGCACCAATGTTTCAAAGAATACAAAATTTAATTACTGAACTACAACCAAGAAGTGAAGATGATAATGAATTTATAAATGACGGACCTAAATTTATGAGTCATCATCATTACATAGAAATAAACAATAGGGAACAAAATAATGAAGGTTAATATATTTAAGAAGTTAATAAGAGAAGTAGTAAGAGAAGAGTTAGATTATAAATTTTCTACACTTGAAAAAAAGTTAGATGAAGTGTTAGTTAGCGCTAATTCTAATGCTATAGTAGAAGATAGAGTGTCACAACTTAACTCATCTCCGACTAAAAAAACAAATACTCAGTCACGAGTTTCGACTCCGACATTACCATCGACCAATACTGTGCTTACAAAAGATAGTGTCCTCAATGATATTCTTGCTGAAACAGCAGCGTCTGATGATTGGAAAAAAATAACCGAAGAACCACAAGTTCAATCTGTAACAGAAAATACTCAAGGATTACCTGACCATCTGGCAAATGCTCTTAACAAAGATTATTCACAAGTAATGCGAAAAGTAGAAGAAAAGGCAAAGTTTAAGAATGGGGCTTAAAGCAGACATATATGATGCTTTGAAAAAAAGTGTTGAGCCTGATAATCCTGGTGATAATTACGAATTTAACGATAACGGTAAGTTAGACACTTTAGCACAAAGTTTAACAGATGCCATAGTAAAATTTATTCAGGCTCAAACCTTTAGTGTGACAGAACTTGAAGCATCACAAACTTTAACTAATGTAACCTCATTACCTACAGCACCAGGTGCACCAGCAGTAATACCATTATTAAATGTAACAACTGCCGTTAGTGATAAGGGACAGAAACCAACTAATTTAAAAGGTGGTGGTAAAGTAGAATCAATGAAAAGTAAAGTACAATTAAAAAGAGCCGTAGAGGTGTAATATGCCAATATTAGATAGAAGAACAAATCAGTTTGTAGAGGATGTTGATAGCAGAGTATCTGTAGGTATAGATTTTCCATTTGGTAGAGTTCCTAATGGTGATGGGTATTTTAAGACTACCAAAACAACCATCGATGCTATTAAGACGAATATTAAACTTCTTTTAAAAACTAATCAAGGTGAAAGACTATTTCAACCTAATTTAGGCATGAACTTACGAGACATCATTTTTGAACAAATGACAGAAGATAGCATAGTAAGAATAGAAAATAATATCTTAGATGTATTTGAAAGATGGCTTCCCTTTGTTGAGTTAAGAAACATTGAGATTCAAAATAAAGATGAATTGAATCAAGTTAATATAAACATAGAATTTAATATAAAAAGAACACCTAATAGTTTAGAAAATGTTAATGTTACATTTGGTGGAGGTGGAGTTTCTACAGGCACTGGTGCTTCAAGTGAAGGTAATGTAAGTGGTGGCACTGGTGGTCAGTCCGGACCTAGTGCGGGTGGTTATTAATACATAGGAGATACTAATGGCATACACAGACAAACAAAAATTGATACCTACGAATGTAAATTATACAAGTAAAGATTTTAGCACAATAAAAGCAGATTTAATAGAATATACAAAATCTTATTTTCCAGATACATATAAGGATTTTAATGAAACATCACCTGGTATGATGTTGATAGAATTATCAAGCTATGTCGGTGATGTCCTCTCATACTATATAGACTATAATTATAAAGAAAATCTTTTGTCTACTGCAACTGAAAAAAGGAACATTCGTAGATTAGCTGAATTTCTTGGATATAAAACTCCAAACAAAACACCATCTGTTGTTCGTTTGAAAGTTGAAACAACCATTGATGCCGATGCAACAACTGGTGAGCCAAAATATGGAGAAGCTCCAGCATCAATAAATAGTGGGTTACAAATCGCATCAAATGTTAATTCTGAAACAGTATTTGAAACCACCGATGAGATAGATTTTACATCAAGTGGTTCTGGTGATCCAAACATAAGTGCTCCAACACTTGATGGTAATGGAGAGGCAAGTTCTTATACCTTAACAAGATATGTTCGTGCAGTATCAGGTCAAACAAAAACAAAATCTTTTAACATTACAAGTCCAACAAAATTTTTAGAATTGGATTTGGGAGAGGATGACATTATAGAGATAATAAACTGTTTAGATAGCGCTGGACAAAGATGGTATGAAGTTGATTATTTATCACAAGAAAATGCTTTGAAAGAAACACATTATAGTAACTCAACTATGGAATCTATTTCAGGTATTCGAGATAGTGCTTATGATCAAGGTGATGCTACAGACGAAATATCACCAATACCAATACCTTATGTTGCAGAGTACATAAAAACAAGTAAAAAGTTTACATCAAAATTTGATGAAGACACTCAAACATATAAAGTAAATTTTGGTAACGGTTTATTTAGATTTAGTAATTCCGGTTCAAGTGTAGATCCTGTAGAACAGGCTGGTGTAACTATAAATGGAGCTAACCTATCAGATATACCGAGTGCTATAGGTTCAACTACTGGTAATAATTTAAATTTAGGTGAAGCACCTGCAAACACTACACTAACATTCACATATAGAGTTGGTGGAGGAGCTAATTCCAACGTACAAGTTGGAGAACTCACAACAATCAATAATGCTCCAACTGGTGTTAACATAACTGTTACAAATGATGAACCAAGTGTTGGGGGAACTGATGGTCAGACTGTTGATGAAATAAGAAATAATGCGGGAGCTTTTTTTGCCTCTCAACTTCGTTGTGTAACCAAAGAAGACTATACTGCTAGAATACTAAGTATACCTCAAAAGTTCGGAAGTATTGCTAAGTGTTATGTGGAAAGATTAGATGGTGGAACTCTTTTGATTTCTACCTTATCCTATAATCAAAACAAACAACTTGTTCAGACACCACAACTTACATTACAAAATATTGCCACTTATGTAAATAACTTTAGGATGATTAATGACCAACTTGACTTTGGGTTTACTTTAAACAATACATTATTTTCTGGATATGTTATAAATTTTGGAGTTCATTTTAAAGTCAACTATGATAGGAGATTTAATCCAACTGAAGTAAAATTAAATGTGATTGATGTGATAAAAGATTTCTTCAAAGTAGAGAAGATGCAATTCAGACAATCAATTAGTATTAATGATTTACAATATAATATTTTAGGTTTAGACGGCGTAATCGGTATAAAAGAATTAAAATTATTTCAAGATGGAAATGATGAATATGCTAGTGGTAGAAAATTATATAGTTTACAAGGTGATGGTGATTTAGTAGATGGTGGTGAATCGAATTATGGCTTTCAATATAACTTTGACAATGCCTTACAAGATGGTATATATAGACCGGCAATTTCTTCGGCTGTATTTGAATTAAAAAATCCTAATCAAGACATATATGGGAAAGTGATATAATGCATAAATATTTTTTTACAACTAAAGATACTTTCATAAGTAGCGGTTCGAATCCAATTAATGGTGAAGTATTTACCAATAAAAATACAGGTCAAGACGAAGTGCTCGAATTAAAAAAAGTTTTTTTTAATAGAAAATTTCACTATCCAACTCGTGTTTTAGTTCAATTTGACACCACCGAAATAGAGAACTATATTAGCTCTTCAGTATTACCTCATACTTATAAATTAAATCTTAGGCTTTATGAAACCGAAGGTACAAGTGGGCTGAGTGAGGATTACACAATTGCTGCTTATCCATTATCAGAATCTTGGGATGAAGGTATTGGAAAAGAAGCTGATGTCCCTAAAACCACTCAAGGTTGTAGCTGGGAGTATAGACAAAATTTTGATGGTGCATCTGAAATAGAATGGAAAGATGAAGGTGGTACTTATTTAAGCGGCAGTAATGAAACCACACAATCTTTTTCATCAGAGTCACCTGATATTAATATGGACATAACTGATATTAGTAAAAAATGGTTTAATGGCACTAATCAAAATCATGGGTTATTAATTAGATTTTCAGGTAGCAGAGAAACAACTAGTAGTAGTTTTGAAGATTTAAAATTTTTCTCAAGACAAACTAATACGATATACTCACCAAAAATAGAATTAAAATGGGATGACCACTTACCAGCAACTGGTTCAAACACGGGCAGTTTGACATCATTAGACATTAGTGGTAATAGTGAAAACTATTTATATCCGTTACATTTTAGAGAAGCATATAAAGAAAACGAAACCGTTAAGTTTAGATTTGGTGCTCGTAAAAGATATATACAAAAATCATTTACTACATCAGTTCAGTCTGTGAGTGGTAGTTTTATACCACACGGTTCAGGTTCTTATTCAATCATTGATATGGCAACGAATGAGTCTGTTGTTCCATTTAGTGCTTACACAACAATGAGTTGTGATACAACCTCAAACTATTTTAAACAAGACCTAAATGCTTTTGAACCTAATCGTGCTTATAAAATACTAATAAAGGTCAATCACAACGATGGTCAGGAGATAATCTACGATAACGACTTTGAATTTATATTGAGGACTTAATATGCCTTATCATACAAGACAACAAGTCACACCTCCACCTCAGCAAACTGATAGACCTTTAGATCCTATTGATCCACAACAGACTACGACCACACAGACAACTGGTCAACAAACCACGACTACACAAAGAACTAGTCAACAACAAACAACGACCTCTCAACAAACTTCTAGACAGACAACAACCACTCAACAAAGTGGAACGCAAAGCACAGCTAGTAGTACATCTAATCAACAGTCCATGACTACTGAACAGCAAGATACGGGAACTATATTGACTGGTAAAGTTGAAATGACAAGTGGTGATAATAGAGTGTGGAGAGTTATTGACTTTGATAGAAGTGATTTGTTACCACAAGTTGAAAATGGTATGGCAGTTACATTGTCTGATGGACGAGGTTTTTTTGTAGATAAAATTTTACAACAAGTTGATTTGTCTAGAGGTTTAGTAACTTTAGATATAGGAGTTTCTGGTGCCAATTTTGGTGACATACTTAATTTTGAACTAGATGTATTTCAAACAATTGAAAAAGTAAAAGAAGAAGAGGTAGAAGACGAATTAGAAGATGAAGAAGTAGAAGAAGAAGTAGAAGAGGAAGTAGAAGAAGAAGAGGTAGAGGAAGAAATAATAAACCCAATAGTTGAAGTTGGGTTGATTGCTGATGAAGAGGACAATTGGTATTTTGCTGATCCTAACTCTAACTATCTTTTACCAAATTTACTTAATCCATATATAGGTTTGTACCACCTACATGAAGACGGTACTGCTATGATTGGTGAGGGTATTCTTGGTTTGAGTCATGAGCTAAAACCAGATGAAATAATTATTCAAAGTTTAATTTCTCAAACTACTGTGGTTCAAGCTCAAAGTGCTGATGATGTTGAGGAAGTTAGTTATGAAACTATACAAGCAGTTAGGGAAATAGTTAGTGATGTCATTTATAGGAAGTGGTTTGAGAATAATACTCTAAGTGATGAACAAATTTTATCAATGCAAACCACAGTAAGAGATGGTATAAAACAAACAGGTCGTAACGAAGATGAACCACTTGTATTTTATAAAAAAGATCGTAATACTTTAGAAAATAGAGAAGATTTACAAGGTGAAAATTTCGAACAAATTTGTCAGAATATACACCAAAATTCTATTGTTGATATTGAATCTAAATTCAGTCTTGTATTACCAGATGAAATTGATTACGCTAATCCATACGATACTCCATTGTTACCTGGAAGATATTTTAAACTACAACGATATGTGATGAGATATAATAACGATGGTCTTATAATTGATATTGTTATCGCTGAAGAGGCAATATTATATTATGATGAAGCTCTCATTCAAACAGAAGAATTGGGAGGTTTTTAATGTCAGCCGTTGTAATAGAAAGATTTTTTGTTAATATTTTAAATCTTAGTCAGTTAACAAAACCAAAAACAGGTACAAAAATTAATCCTCAAAAAGCTAACGAAGTATTAGATACTAACATATTTGAATTATTGCCAACACAAACAACTCGTCAGGATCAAATAAATAATTTCTTTTCAGAGTTTGATACTTTAATAGGACCAAGACCTATTTTTGAAGATTCTAACAATGATGGTGTTGTTGAAAATCCTATAAACTATGAACAAGATGAACAATCTCGTATCAGTTTTGAAAATCAATCAAATGCTTTTATAACAAGATTAGATGAACAGGCAGAGGGTAATAGTGTCAATCAAGGTAAAACTCTTGAATCAATGAGAAATAGATTAAACACCTATCTTGGTGATGTGGATAATGTTATTACAAATCTTGAAGACCAACGACCTGAATATGAAAATATAGCAAGTGGGTTTCTAAAAATAAGAAAACCAAATCAAGCAATTATAATAAAAGCTCCTAATGATGGTTTGTTAGAATTTCAAAAAATAAATTCCAATGGAATTCCAAGTTATTTAGATGATGGTTTTACCATAACTATGTGGGTAAGGTTTGTTGGAAAAACACAAGGTGGAACACTTTTTAATTTTGGTAATCCTTTAGAAGAAAATGGATTTGGATTTAGATTAGACACTAGAGTAAATAAATATAATGAAAACTACTACAGGTATATAAGTTTGGTTGTTAGAGAGAGTGATGGTACACTTAGAGACAATCATTGGGGACACACTGGTGAGTTTGGTGGTGCGTTAGGTAGGTTATCAAATCGTAGTGTTGATAACATTCATGAAAGAGTTCATACTGCTTTTCCACAAATACCAACCGATAATTTAAATGAATGGTATTTTATATGTGCTACTTATGATCCAACTAAAACCGAGGATGGAATCGATAGTAATTCTCCATATTTTACGAACAGACAGTATTGGTTAAATCATATTGAACCAACGGATCAAGGACCCGTTATAGTTGCTAATAGTGATTTTGGTGCTAGATGTAAAGTAGAAATTATTAGTAAATCAGAACTTTTAAGGGCACGAGGTTACAAGATAGGTGACTTAAGTATTACTGCTACACAGACAACTACAACTTCATCAGATTTACCAGAACTTGATTTAGAGGATACACCTGAAGAAGAAGAAACAACTACAACATCAGCATAAATAAACCATGTCAAAATTTACTTCCATAGAAGAATTATTCAATACGGCAGAACAGTCTGTAGGTCCACCAACCGAAGGTGGTGATGGTAATCAAGAACTAAGAGTGTTTCAACCAGATAGGGGAATTGATTTAACTTATAATAACCCAAATTTTACAGGTCAATCTGACACACCAAACTCTACTCAGGTTTTAGAACAAAGAGATAATCGTCAAACTTTAGGAACGGTGACTCTTAATAATAGAGACTATTGGGAAAATTCTAATTTTGATGAAAGTATTTTTCAATCATATGTAAAAGGCAAAATAGAGACTACTTTGAATACTAGACCTATTATTGATGGTAATGAAGAGGAGATTGTTTTTAATGAAAGTTTTGATGTTTCATCAACTTATAGATATTCAATTGATGCTTTGCCATTCGTAACCGATGTAAACAATGATGACGAGATAATTAGATTAGATAGATATTACGATAAAGAAATAAATCCGACTGAATATAATTTAGCAACCGAAGGTAAAATAAATTATTATTTATACCCAAGAACTAGTGGTAGAACGCCATCTCATAACATTGATACTTATGGTGTAAAACAAAAATATACTGGTGGTGGTGGAAAAAGTAGATTTGATTTTTATGTATCACAATCTATATCGTTAGAAAGAGAAGATACTGGCTATTATCTTTTTCGTTTGGATTGGGGTGACGGTAGTCCAAGAGAACATACAAGTGAGTTAAAATTATTAGAAGGCACAACTCTATTAGAACACTTTTATGATAAACCAGGTTTTTACTCCATAACTGGCTTAGTTTGTGCTATTTATGAAGGTCGTATCATAGGTGGCTACGAAAAGTTTCAAACAAATATTTTATTAAATCCTTCTGAGAATTACGAATTAAAATTATATGACTTTTCTAATTTTGCCACCATAGGTGGATTAAGTTCAGACTCTTCATTAGTAAAATCTACTGCCAATATAATGGGATTAAACCCATTGACTTTAAATCCAGAGAATGAGGATGCAACGCCCAAATTAATAGAAAAATTAAATCTATTAGATAGGTTAACAATATTTAATTTTTTGAATAAAATAAATTCAGAATTAAATAATAATTTCACAACATTTTTAAATCCATATTCCATTGAGATAAGTGATACAACTGAACAACTCATAGAGACAATAGGGGGTATTTATAATGTTACATTAAATGAAGAAAGTGAGGGCGATAATGACCTTATTAACTTTGGCTTTGGTGATGTGTATTCATCTTTTATTGAGGGCGAAGTCATTGAGCTTGTTGTATATTTTGTAGAGGGATATAATGATGTTCAATTAAGACCTTTTATTACAACTCCAACAAATTTAGAAATACAATTAGTAGAACAAACTAATAACGATGCTCGTTATCAATTTACTATGCCAGGTCAAGATGTTGAAATAACAGCAACAGCTTTCTTATATTCATTTGAAGTGAATTTAACTAGCACAGCACCTCTTGGAAACACACAGGCTTATGCCGATGGTTCTCAAATTAATGGTAATAATCCAACAATACCATATGAAGTTTTGATTAATGATAATGTTCAAATAGTATTAAATGCTACACCAATACAAAATGAGGGAATGGGCGAAAGCATCTTTCAGAATTGGCAAATAATAAGTGATGAGAATTTTGAAAATAATACAGTACAATTAAGTAGTTTGAATACACCTCAAACTATATTAACTATAAATAAAGATGCTGACTCTAATAATTTTGGTACGATTGAAATTAGAGCTAATTTCTTTGAGAATGAAGTAGATAGTGGTGACACTGGTGGTGACGATACTGATACTGATACTGGTGGTATCGATACTGGCACCGACACTGGTGATACTGATGATGACGACACTGG